TACTAGTATATCTGGGTCATCACCATGGTCGCAGATTTTAAACATATTCATTTTAAAATTTTCCAATTCAAAATGACCGAAAATTATATCACTATTAGGTATATCCTCTATTTTAGTACCCCATGGGCAAAAAGATACCGTTTTATTTTTATATTCTACCGTTGATAGTTTATCATATACAGTTAAGTTTTTATAACCTTTAAAAATACTCAAACTATTAATCTCTGATGTATCTTTATACCATGCATCATGGTTACCGGTAATCATAGTAATATTAAAATCCTTAAACTTATCTAATATATCTTTAGCAAAATTTAAAGTCTTAACTGATATTTCATCCCTATAATGGAAAAAATCCCCACAAAATATAATATCAGTTATATTTTTATTTTTAAGTTCTTTAATATACCAATCAGTCCACTTATTTGATATACCTAACCAGAAATCACTATTCTGGTGAACACCTAAATGTATATCAGAAAATATAGCTACTTTACTCATCATCTAAATCAGTGTCGTCACTCATTGGTTTAACATAAACTCGACCATCAGTAGATTCTAACATTTCTTGCTCGTAAACTTTTTCTTTATATTCACTCAAGGTATTTGCATGCTTTTTTTCTTTTTTAATTCTATTAATAAAAGCGTGGAAAGCAATTGTTGTAAAATATGAAAATGGATTATACTCTGATTCAATATCAAATTTTTTATTTGTTACAGCGGTATACATCTTTACTAGAGCATCACCAACCATTTCATCTCTATAAGTATAATTGATAAAGTTGGATGAATAACTTAAACCATGAGCAATTTTATGTATCATATCAGCTAGATGATGTGTACAATTTTCTGTTTCATAAAAATTAATAAGTTCAGCTTTTAATTCTCGTGGATCTACATAATATTCAGTTTTCTTTGGTTTCGGTCCTCTACGTTTACCGGTAGATTTTTTAGTATTAGCCATAAAACTATTATAGCGTATAAAACTTACTTTTCAACTATATTAGTCAATGAAAAATTTATTTTTTCTGATTTATAAATTTCTTTTCTTTTATCAGAATGACGTATTCCGTATTTTAACTTATCAGCTAGATCTATAATAATTAGTTTATTTTTTGTTTCATGTAGTCTTAAACCTCTACCAATTGATTGGATAGTTCTTATGAAACTTTTACCTCCTGATGCAAACATAATCATATGTATATTTTTAATATTAACACCGGTACTAAAAATAGAACTCATTGCAATACAAATAACGTCATTATTTGTTTCCATTATCTTTTTAATTTTATCCCTTTCTTCAACCTCAACTTCACCTTTTACAAAATAAACTTTTTTATTTTCAATTTGTGTTAGGTTATCAAATAATGCATCCCCATGGGCTAAATGATTAACTAATATAAGAGAATTATTATTAAATTTTGAACATATATTTTTAATTACACTATTTCGAAAATCGTTAGTATATATAAAATCTAATTCTGCTTTAAAATTATTACCACCACTTACTACAAGAGGTTTATCTTTATAACCTATGTTAATGACCTTAATGTCTACGTTAGTTAAATAGCTCTCTAACCTAAGTTCATAGCTATCCTTATCGTATATCACTTTACCTAATTTACCAATAACATTCCATTCTTCTGGTTTATCATCAGGTAAAGTACCGGTTAAACCAAACTTATTATATGTATGTATTTTATTAACCATTTTACTTACTTTATTTGACTTTTTAATGGTGTGACATTCATCCACCACTAAAACGTCTATATATTTTATCCAATCATTATCTTCAAATTTACTCTGTAAAATACCACGATTAGCTATAATGCAATTAGCTGTTAAATCAGGTTTTATCTTACCTGTCCATCTTGTAAATTTAAATAATACATTATATTCTTCAAAATCGTTATACGTTTGGTTAACCAATCCGAGATCAGGTACTAATATTAAAATTTTTATTTTAGGATTGTTAGAATAAAGACTCATTAACAATGAAGCAATCGTTAACGTTTTACCACCTCCAGTACCGAGTTTAATAATACCTCTTCCAAATTTTAATGCTTCTTTTACCGAATCTAACTGGTAATCCCTTAATGGAAATTTTAGATTATCGTATGCTCTTTCTTCTTTATATGTTGGTTTAACTATAGGTAAAATATCTGAACTAACCTCTACATCCTTATTTGGGTATTCTTGCTTTACATAACTAAAAATATCAAAAAATAAACCAGGCTCAAATAACCCAGTCGGTGTAATACAATATATTCTACTAGGTGCTGCCCATCTAGCCCTGCCTCTCATTCTAAAACGAGCTGTTTCATCTTTAACGCTAAAATGTTCTCGTATACTATCTAAATCATCTGATATTAATCTAATTTTTTCTTTAGCTAATTCAAATTTCATTATAATTGCTCCATCTTCATTATTTCAATAATATTTTTAATATCAAAACCTATAGCACTGAAAGTCTTTTCTGTCTTTTCCAAGAATTCAATAATTAATTCTTCATTACTTATCTGATCAGATATTTCTTTCATCTTTTCATGCCGGTAACTTGCTTTTTCTGCAACTGGTATAGTAACCTTGACTGGACTTTCTTCGATAATTTTTTGAACTACATCTTTTTTAATTAAATCTCTTTGTTGTCTTAAATTAAGAAGATTTTTTTTATGTCTAATCAGTTTAGCTACCCAATAATGTTTCTTTGCAGGTGTCTTCATCGAAGAGTCTTTAAGGTTAAATTCATTAATTTGTAAATCTTTTTCTATTTCATCTATATATTGATCTAATAAATTCACATATTAATTATAAATACTATTATGAAAAAAACAACTCTTTTCGAAAAAGCATTTAAAAAAATACTCAAAAAGAAAAAAACAGCAGAAGAAGATGATAATACTGTAGGTGGGGGAGCTTTAGGACCTGCTGCAGCAATAGGTCATAATGGTTTAACGAATACTGATTGGTATGCACCTGGTGATTATAGAAGATGGACAGCATTAGGAGCGACATATTCTAGAAGAGGTAAAGTAGGTAAGAAAAAAAGTAAAACCAGAAAACGTAAAACTAGAAAACGTAAAACTAAAAAGTAAATATCCATATGGACACAGGCATTTGGAAAGTTTACGAAGCAATACCAGAGGACGCTTTCGGGTTTATATACGAAATTGTAAACACTACTAACGGTAAAAAATATATCGGTAAAAAGCAAATGATACGAAAAATTAGACGCAACCCTTTAAAAGGTAAGAAGCGTAAGCGTATTGATTATGTGGAAAGTGACTGGAAAACTTATACAGGTTCATCAGATGCTCTTAATATAGATATTGCAACTTTAGGATTAGAAAAATTTATATTTAAAATTTTAAAATTTTGTAATAGTAAGTTTGAGCTTTCTTACTTTGAGGCTAAAATGCAGTTTGAAAAAGATGTTTTATTAAGTGAAGATTATTATAATGGTATTATTAACTGTAGAATAGGTAAACCACCTAAACTCTTTATGGAACAGTACTATAATAAAAATGATGATGGCTGATTTACATATAGAAAACTATGATTTTACTATAATTGACTTTAATGAGTTATTAATAAACGATATACAACCACAAATAATTAATTCTTTACATGAATTTAACTTATTAGAAAAGAGTATTAACAATCTACAGGTTAAAAAGTTTATTTACCACTATACTATATACAATATATGTCAAAGGTTACTTAATTGTAAATCTAAGTCTATTATATACTTTAATAATACACAGTTGGATGAATGTGAATTGATAAAGTATTATAAAGAAAATGACATTTTAACCTTTTTTACCAATTTTTTACGTAGAGTAGATAAAATATTACCATTGAAAATATTTATTAGTAAATATTCTATAGTATATCTTAACCATCTTATAGAGATTAATGATGGTAAAGCTCAAACAACAATAAATTCAATGATAAGTAAGATTAATAATATGGATATCAGCAAATATACCTTTTCAGATGTTAAAAAGTTTACAAGACGTTATGAACTAACGTTTTTAAACAAAGATTACTTTAATAGACTATCTACAAAACTACTTCTAATTAGATAAATAATAATATGGACAAATTTGATAAAGTAGCCAACTCCTTTTTAAGAGAATTTAGCCCGCCGATAAGCTCATCAGACAACGAAATAATGGTACAAATGAAATCAGGAAAATCATTTGGCGATTTTTTAAGAGGTCTTGTAGGTAAGTCTAGAAAAGATATTTTAGATTCTGGGAGCTTTGCAAGATTATATTCTATGAATATGCACGGTATAGGGGGCAATAAGAACGAACCGGAAGCCCCTGCAGTACTATTAAGTAGATTTTTTACTAAGTTTGGTGATTATGTTAATCAGGATATT